GGAGCAGAAAGGAAAATATTTGCTCCTTGTGCAATGGGAAACTTTAGAAGACCACACGATAGGATTTCGTCAATCTGAACAATATCAAGAGTGGAAAACATTATTGCATCACTTTTATGATCCATTTCCAACAGTTGAACACTTTGAACGTGTAGAGTTATCACGAAATTGAACTTGACCGTCTATTAATACTTGAAAAGTAACTTCCAATAACGAAATTTATGTAAATAAGCTGTCCACATGGGCAGTTTATTTTATTTTTCCGCATAGCGTAGGTTATTTTGCAAAATGCTGGTGGTATCTCTATACAGTTACTCATAATTTTCGCATTGTGTAACTCAAAAGAGAAAGTTAAATGAAATCAATGATAGCAAGGGATTTCGCGAAGGGGTCAGTTACACACAATATAAGATATGGGTAAGTCATTGATATAAAATAAATAGGCTCTGTTCTTATAGATTGTTGCTTTAGGGTAACATTTTTATATGTTAAAATATAAAGAAAATTGTGCGTTTATAAATAGAAAATAAACATACTATGACAAAATTAAGCAAACTGAAATGAAGTATGCATAATAAGGAAGGTGTTTAAACATGTTTTTTGTTCAAATGTCAGGTTTTCCTGGCTCTGGTAAGTCCACGCTTTCTCAACAAATTGCAAAAAGAACGGGAGCAATTATCATTGACCACGATATTGTAAAATCTGCTTTATTAAATTCCATCGAGGAAGTCTCAATTAATGCAAACCTTGCTGGTAAGATTTCATATAATATTGATTGGTCATTAATTGAATTTTACTTATCGCAAGGACAAACTGTAATATTTGATAGCCCTTGCTTATATGAAGAAATGGTCAAAAAAGGAACAGATTTATCTGAAAAATATAATGTTAAATACAAATATGTTGAATGTTACATTGATGATATGGATGAAATAAATTTTAGATTAAAAAACCGTGAAAGAATGATAAGCCAAATAAAAGAGATAATGTCAGAAGAAGATTTTAAATACACGATTGAAAATAGTAAAAAACCTTCTGAATATAAGTGTTTAGTTGTAGATACTGCACAACCGTTAGAGAATTACATTCTGGATGTTATAAAATACATAAATGAATAAATATAAATAATTTTACCACTGCCGTAACGGATGTGTTGTTGTATATTAATTATTATCATTCGACAGTATTCTTAAGGGGAACGATATGAACTATTATGTAGCTTCAAGCTTATGAAAATAAGTGGCAGAGTCGTGACCGCTTTTTGGCAGGAAATGTGCCGGTTGTTTTGGAATCAACGTGATATATTTGTATTGTGAGAAGTGGCGGAAAACACAATTCATAAAGATTTCTTTAAAATCTATATATTGTCTAAGCGGTTTCATAATGACGGCGCATAAAATCCGAAACCAGCAGATGGTAACGATTGAATGATATCGTTAATAAGAAGAGCTTTTGTTCTTCTTCCAGTTACTTAATATTGTTGATGCATATTAGCGGATCATCATTAAGTGAATGGAAGAAGGATAAAACTTCACGTACCGGAATTAAAGTACAAATTAATAATCTATAAAAAAAGCATCCATTCGGGTGCTTTTTATTTTGGAGGAGGTTGAATGATGGAAGGTAAAACATTAGATGATGTAATTGTTATCTTAAAAATATAACAATATATGTGAATGGTGAAGAAGCATTAAAGGGTCTGGAACATTTGATTAAGGAGGATTAAGAGTAATGAAACTAATTAAACAAGAACAAGTCTCAGTAGTATATAAGACTTGTTCTTAGAATCTAATTTTATTTATTTACAATATGATGAAATATTTCTTCATTTACAGTAGGATCTAGATTTGATACTAGTTTATGAAAATTTATTTGTTCTTGAATGATTTCTTCTTTATTGCAATTTGATAATACCATTTGATTAATTTTAAGGCGAGCAGAGTGAGCGATTTGATTATCTAAATAAGGAGAATGTTTAATTATAGGAAGACATTCGTTTAATTTTAGCTTTTGAATTGTGTATTCGCGATTGAAGTAATCATAGAACGTACAGACAGGTTCATTAAAATTATGTTCACAAAGCACTATAGTGAATTCATCAGAACCTTCTTGTAAAGCTTTAAAGTGTTGCAATTGTGTTAAGAGATATTTTACAAACTCTATATCTGTTGGGTCTTCTTTGATGGTATCGAGTATGCTTTTAGCAACTCTGTATGATCCAATTATACCTATAAAGAAATCAGTAGAAGCAAAAAATTTCTGAAAGCCTGTTAATGCTACATTTCCTTCGGAATTAGTTCCTTGTCCATCTGAAATAACTGAAATTATTTCTTTTGTTTCAACAATTGTAAGTAAACTCAAAATATTTAGCTCCTTTCATATATAGAATTATAACAAAAAATAAGGTTTTTATTTTAGTCAAAATAAATATTAGAAAAACAAATTGCTTTTTAGTTTGAGGGAGATGGAAGAAGAGATGCAAACACTTAAAGAACTAGCTTATTCTCTTTTTATATGTTTAAGAGATAAGTATTTTATTTGGGAGTTTAAACGTGAGATACAAAAGTTAAAGGATGATTTTAGTGAAGGAGTGAGAAAAAATGAAATTAACTAAACAAGAACAAGCGGTTGCAATTGGTACATTCATTTCAATGTTAGGACAGGACCTTGTGAATGAGCGTATCGATAAACAGAAATTAGAAAATGCAATTCCNATCTTTAATGAATTGGAAGATAATACCACACCGAAGCAAAAGAGAGAAGCGATGATTAGTTTGCTTGAAAAAGCGGTAGATGAATTCTTAAAGCAATAGCCATAAAAAAAGGAAAAGCAACTCGCTTTGGGGTGCGAATCACTTTTCTTGATGGCAATGTTAACTTTATTATAACAACTTGTATTTATTTGGTAAATATATAATCGGAATATTCTTTCCAAGGGAGTGAGACAGATGCAAGTCTATTGTTCTAACTGTAATGAAGATTACAATATGCAACCACAAGTAGCACAGCTTCCAAAAAGAATTGAGAAGTGTTTCTACATTTGTCCTCATTGTGATTATGAGCATGTTGCTGCATATGTGAATGATAAGGTTCGTAAGCATCAAGCTGACATTGCAAAGTGTCACGAACGGATTAATAAAAATAATCTGGCAGTCGAGGATGAAATGAAACGGTTGAGGAAGAGGATGGAAGGTGCCAAGTAAACCACTCAAGCCGTGTAAGTCGTTAGGTTGCAATGAACTAACACGGGATAAGTATTGTGCTAAACATATCGAAAAGGAAAAAGAAATCGTAAGATATTATGACAAACATATTCGAAACAAAAGCTCACGTTCATTCTACAACTCAAGATTGTGGAAGGATATGCGTGAGCTTATTTATCGTAGAGATCATGGCTTATGTGTTCAATGCAGAAGCAAGGACATCATTAAGATAGGTGATGTAGTCGATCATATCATTCCTATCCGTGTTGATTGGTCGAAACGATTAGAACCATCTAATTTACAAACGCTTTGCCATGCTTGCCATAATAAGAAAACAAAAGAAGATGAGAAGAAAAGCAAACAATAATTCGAAAGAAAAAAATCATAAACATCCCCCCAACATGAAAAAGCAAAAGGCGACTTCCTGGAGACCGCCGCCTAGCTTTCCGTGTAAAAAGTTCGTTTTATTCCATAAAAGGGGGTTCAGCCGAGGGAGGTGTTTCTCATAGGAAGGAAAGCGAAGCCGATTCATTTGCATTTATTAGAAGGTAATACAAATCGGTTGACAAAAGATGAAATTGAGCAGCGATTAAAAGCCGAAAAACAGTTACAAGCAAAAAAGGACAAGGTAAAGCCACCAACATGGTTAGATTTAGTTGCAAAGAAAGAGTTTAGGAGAATTGCTGGTGAATTACTGGAGCTAGACGTTATTACAAACATAGATGTGAATGCATTAGCAACGTATTGCGATGCTTATTCTGACTATGTTGAATGCACCAAAATTATCCGAGAAGAAGGACTCCTTGTTGAATATACCAATAAGGCAGCTGAAACTAATAAAGTTCCACATCCACTACTTACAAAGAAGAAACAGTTGCATGAACAAATGAAGGCTTTGGCTGTTGAGTTTGGTCTTACACCGAGTGCAAGAGCGAAAATTGTCATTCCAAATATAAAACAAGGTCCTAAAACAAACGTAGAGAAGGAGTTTGACGTATAACATGATCAGACAATGGATGTTGGACTACTGTGATGATGTATTAAATGGTGAAGTTGTTGCTTGTCAGAAGCATAAACAAGCTTGTAGACGATTTTTAAGAGATATTGATCGTGAAGGATCTGAAGATTTCCCGTATGTTTTTAAGGAGGAAAAAGCGCTTCGTTTCTTAAAATGGATGTCTCTTTTTAAACATACAAAAGGAAAATTAGCAGGTCAGAGAATTGAACCACATTCCATACAAATTTTCGTATTTAGCAACATTTACGGATGGGTTCATCGTAATACAGGATTAAGGCGATTTAAAAAGGCGTATTGGCAAGTTGGACGTAAAAACGCAAAGTCTCAATCTTTAGCGTGTGTAGGCTCTTATGAAGCAATGGCATTTGGTGAAAATATGTCAGAAGTCTACATTGGTGCTACGAAAACAGAACAAAGTAAAATTGTCTGGAATGAAATTAAAGCACAAATGAATGGATGTGAGGATTTAAAAGGAAAGTTCAATATTGCGTATGGGAAAATTGAACATCTTAAAACGGATTCTTTTATTTCAGCGCTATCAAAAGATGCTGGGAAATCTGGTGATGGACTGAATGTTCAGTGCGGAATTATTGATGAATATCATGCACATCCTACTTCTGAAATTTATGATGTTCTGGTATCAGGTTCGGGCGCTCGTCCGAATCCACTCATGATGATTATAACGACAGCTGGTTTCAATTTGAGTCATCCTTGCTATCGTGTGGAGTATCAATATGTTTCTAAGATTTTGGACCCTAATATTGATATTGAAAATGAAGAATATTTTGTCATGGTTAATGAATTAGATAAAGATGATGAGATTACGAATCCAGAGGTGTGGGAGAAAGCAAATCCAATCCTATGTAGTTATGAAGAAGGGCGTTCTTTCTTAAAAGGAGAACTTCAATCAGCTCTTGATGTGCCCGAGAAAATGCGTAATTATCTTACGAAAAATATGAATAGATGGGTGGATATGAAAGAAAATGGCTACATGGATATGCAGAAATGGAAAGATTGCAAAGAAACAGTGGAATTATCCGAATTAAAAGGGTTGGAATGCACAGTAGGTGTCGATTTATCTGCAAAAATTGACTTAACAAGTATTTCATTTGAGTTTAAAAAGGATGATAAGTATATCGTAATTAGTCATAGCTTTATGCCAGAAGATACGTTAGCTGAAAAGAGACAAACGGATAAAGTTCCTTATGATCTGTGGGTACAACAAAAATGGATCACAACAACACCTGGTGCAGTAGTTGATTATGAATATATTAAAACACATATTAGAAATATGGAAAAAGATCATAAATTTAAAATTAAAGAAATATGTGCTGATCCATGGAATGCAACGCAATTTATGCAAGACATGGAGGCGGAAGGGTATACCATGATAGAGATACGTCAAGGTATGGCAACCTTATCAGGTCCTACAAAGGATTTTCGTGAACAAGTGTATCAAAAGAAGATCATCCATAACAACAACCCGGTACTGAACTGGGCAACTAGTAATGCTATAACAAAACAGGATGCTAACGAAAATATCATGTTGGACAAGTCGAAAACAACGGAAAGAATTGATCCGATAGCAGCTGTCATTAACTCACATGTTCGATGCATGCTCAATTCTGGTGAAATGGACTTAAATTCCTATATTTTAAGTCAAGATTTCTCATTCTAGGGGGAATTACATGCGATTCTTATTATTTTTTATAAGTATTTTAGAGGATATTCTATTAATTTCAGGGTTGTCCATCATTGTAGGGACGACTTTTTTTGTTAATCCGATTTATGGATGGTATCTGTTAGGGATTATTCTCACAATGATGGGGGTGGTAATGATAAGAAGATAGAAAGGAGGTGAAACATTTGATTTTTCGGCAGTTATTTAGAAATCAGGATACGACAGATTTAAAAAATCCTTCTCCTTGGTTTAAAAGTTTATTTGGATATCAAGCCGCAAGCGGTGAAAAGGTAACGGTTGAGTCCTCTTTAGGTGTTCCAACAGTTTATCGGTGTATTAATATCCTTGCAAATAGTGTTGCGATGCTTCCGTTCCAAACGTTTAAAAAGACAGCGAAGGGAAGGGAACGGGATAAGGCACATCAAGTATATTTTGTTCTAGAAAGAAGACCCAATCCTTATCAAAGCCCATTCAAATTCAAACATTTAATTGAAACACACCGTAATACATGGGGAAATGCCTACATCAATATTCATTGGGGTGTGGATGGAAGACCAAAAGAATTATGGGTACTGAATCCAGCTGTTACAACGCCCACTGTGGACCTAAAGACCAATAAGCTATGGTATTTCACTAGTTTGCCAGACGGCACACCTATAAAAATACCTGATGATGACATTATTCATCTTACAACATTGTCTACTGATGGTCTAAAGGGGAAACCCCCTATTCAAATTGCAAGGGAGTCTATAGGTAGCTCACAGGCGGCACAGAAGTTTAAAGGTAAGTTCTTTACAAACGGTGCAGCGCATAGCGGAATATTAAAAACGCAACAAGCACTTGGCAAAGAGGCAAAAGAAGTACTTCGTGATGCATGGGAAGAGGCAAATACAGGATTAAATAATGCTCAAAGAATTGCCATTTTAGATGCTGGTTTAGAATTTGAGAAGGTTGGTATGCCTTTAAAGGATGCCCAATTTATTGAAGGTATGAAATTTGATAAGGGCGAGATTGCAAATATCTTTAACATTCCGTTGCACATGATTAATGAGTTAGATCGTGCTACTTTCTCCAATATTGAGCAACAGGCGTTAGATTTTATTCAAAATACTTTGAGCCCAATTCTTATACAGTATGAAGAAGAGTTTTCTTATAAATCATTTTCGTTTAATGAACAAAAACGATATTATCTAAAGTTTAATCTGACAAGCTTATTACGTGCTGATTCTAAATCACGAGCAGAATTCTACAAAATTATGTTAGATGCTGGTGCATTTTCTATTAATAAGGTGCTGGAACTAGAGGACATGGACGGGATTGGGGAATACGGTGATAAACATCGCGTTGACTTAAACCATGTATCTATTGAGATTGCCGATGAATACCAATTAGCGAAAGCTAATGGAGGGGCACTACAGAAGGGAGGTGAGGACGATTAAAGACGTATTTACTATTAAAAATCAAACGGAATCGTCAGCAGATCTATTTATCTATGGTGACATCATAAATAATACAGGTTGGAAATGGGATGATTCTGATATTATGCCGGATGATGTAAAAAACATTTTAGGGCAATTGGATGATAAAAGTAACCTTAATATCTATGTAAATAGTGGTGGTGGTTCTGTATTTGCTGGTTTAGCCATTTATAACATGTTAAAGCGCAATAAGGCTCAGAAAACTGTTTATGTAGATGGTGTTGCAGCTTCTATCGCTTCCGTAATCGCCCTGGCTGGTGATCGTGTTGTTGTCCCTTCTAATGCTTTCTTAATGATTCATAAGCCTTGGACATATGCAGCTGGAAATGCAATTGATTTCCGAAAAGCAGCAGAGGACCTTGATAACATCGAGTCAGGAATCATGAATGTATACAAAGAAAACTTAAAAGAAGGCGTTGAAATTGAAGAAATTCAACAATTAGTAGATGCTGAGACTTGGTTAAGTGGTGAAGAAGCTGAAAAATACTTCAATATTGAAGTTGTAGAAGCGAAAGACATCGCAGCTTGTAGCAGTGATTACTTTGATAAATATCAAAAAACACCAAATAAGATTGTAGCAAAGGCTCCTTCTATTCCAAATAAGGATAATAACGAACAATTAAAAATACAAAACGCACTAGACCTGTTAGAGCTATAGGTCTATTTTTGTGCCAAAACAAGGAGGAAATACCGAATGGATAAACGTGAACAAGAGTTACGTCAAAAAGTTGTTGATTTAAAAGCGAAAGCAGAAGAATTTAACAATAGCGGTAAATATGAAGATGCAAAGGCAAAAATTGAGGAAGCGAAAAACGCAAAAAATGAATTGGATAACTATCTAGCAATGATGCAAATTCAAGTTTCTGACCCTGTAAATTCACAAGCAGGAGTTTTGCCTCCATCATCAGTTAAAAATGAAGATCCATCGTACAAAGAAGTATTTATGAAAGCTATCCGTGGTCAAAATTTAAGTCATGAAGAAGCAAGCGTTATGCAGGAATACAAAGCGGCCTTATCTGAGAATTCAGGTAAAGATGGTGGCTATATTGTTCCAGAAGATATTACGACAACTATTAATCAATTAAAACAAACGGTTGATAGCTTAGAACAATATGTAAATGTACAACCTGTATCAACAAACAAGGGAGCCCGTACACTAGAAAAACGTGCAGCATCTACACCTTTTGCGCCATTATCTGAGTATGGTAAGCCAAATGCAATGCAAGAAATTGCTTCTCCTGAATTCGATCGTTTATCTTATGCAATTGAGGATTATGCAGGCTTTTTACCAGTACCAAATGATTTGTTAGATGATACAGATCAAGCTTTAGAAAGTTATTTACGTCAATGGATCGCGAAAAAATCTATTGCAACTCGAAACTATTTGATTTTACAAGAAATCAATAAACTAACAAAAGTTGATTTAAAGGATTATAACGGTCTTAAAACAACATTAAACGTTACACTAGATCCAATATTTGCAGCAGCAGCTAACATTTTTACAAACCAAGATGGATTTAATTACTTAGATCAATTAGAAGATAAAAATGGACGTCCACTACTTCAACCAGATCCAACAAATCCAACTCGTAAGTTATTTTCCGGTAAGCCCGTTATTGTTTTGTCTAATAAAACAATTGCTACAGATAAAGACGGAAAAGCACCTTTCATTGTTGGTGACTTAAAAGAGGCAGTTATTCTTTGGGATAGAAAACAATTATCTATTGATATGACCAAAGAAGGCGGAAATGCTTGGAGAACAAACACTTCTGAGTTTCGAGCAATCGAACGTGAAGATGTTACATTATGGGACCAAGAAGCAGTTGTATATGGGCAAATTACGATTGCGCCTAAAACAGGGGCTTAATAAAGTAGGAGGTGTCCTTCTTGGTACTAACATTAGAGGAAGCGAAAAAGTATCTTCGTGTGGATGGTGATGAGGAGGACGATCTCATTACATCTTTCGTAATAGCAGCTGAAATATATATTAAAAATGCTACAAGTAAAAATGTGGATTTAAAAAGTGAGCTTGCTAAATTAGCAGCTCGTATTTTAATTGCTCATTGGCATGAAAACCGTGAGGCGGTTGGGAAAGCAGAACAATTAGCATTTAGTTTGCAATCGATATTAGTTCAGTTGCAATATTGTGGTGGTGATTCAAGTGAATCCAGGTGAATTAGATAAACGTCTTACATTTCAAGTGAAAGATGATGAAGCAAAGAGCCCAGACGGTGATCCAATAGAAGGTTACAAGGATTCCTTTACTGTATGGGGCTCTTTTATTTTTTTAAAGGGAAGAAAATACTTTGAAGCAGCGGCAGCTAATAGCGAAATTCAAGGTGAAACAGAAATCCGATATCGTGCTGATGTGAATGCTGATATGAAGATTAAATATAAGAACGTAATTTATGACATTGTTTCAGTTATTCCAACTGAAAAACACACCTTATCAATTATGTGGAAGCGTGGTGGAATGAATGGCTGATGGTGTTGATTTTTTAGGCTTTGATCGCTTGATATCTGAATTAGAACAAATGGGTTTACGTGGAGAAAAGATTGAAGACGGAGCACTTGCGGCTGGTGGTGAGCAAATTCGAAAAGCTATTGCTGAAAGAAGTGAACCAAGGAGTTCAAGCCCTAAAAAACCGTCCAAAAGTGAACCTTGGCGTACAGGCCAACATTTGCTTGATAATATACGGGTTACAAAGGCGCGAATGGAAAATGGTGTGAAAACGATCAAGATTGGAATAGACAAAGCGGATCGTTCTCCATATTTCTATGGAAAGTTTTTAGAGTGGGGTACTTCTAAAATGCCGGCACATCCATTTATAGAACCCGGTTTTAACGCTTCTAAAGCGGATGCGGTACGTGCTATGACAGACATCTTAAAGAATGAGATGAGGCTGAATATATGATAAATTTACGACCTCAAATCGTCCAAGCTCTTGAAAATAATCAGGAGCTTGTTTCTTTATTGGGTGGAAGACGTGTTTATTATCGTAAAGCTAAAAATGCTGAAGAGTTTCCACGGATTACATTTTTTGAATTAGACAATAGACCAGATGGGTTTGCGGATAATGATGAAAGTGAAAGTGAAATCACATTCCAAATCGATATCTGGTCAAAAGGTAGTACAACAGCAATCCATCAAAAAGTAAATGAAATCATGAAAGATATTGGTTTCTCACGTTATGCAGTAGCTGATTTGTATGAAGATGATACACAAATTTTTCATTACGCGATGCGTTTCGCGAAAGGAGTGGAGTTATAGATGGCTGGAGAAATTATTACAATTAGTTCGACTGTCGGTGTAGATAGTCTTGTTTATGCAAAACTATTAAAAGATGATGCATCAGGTGTTTCATATGCAGATGTAAAGAAGTTAGAAGGGGCAGTAAAGGTTAAAACTTCTAAAAAAGTAGCTTCAGAAATTATGTGGAGTGATAATAAAAAATCAGAGATTGCTGAATCTGACGGAGAAGTGGAAGTTGAAATTGAAGTTCGTGGACTTTCCTTATCAGCGAAAGCAGATATTGAAGGGTATCCAGAAGTTACAGATGGCGTATTAGATGAAAAACGAGAGGGAGAAAAGCCATATTTAGCAATTGGATGGCGCTTTTTAAAGGCCAATAGTAAATACCGTTATGTTTGGTTACTCAAAGGGAAGCTTTCACAAGAGGAGGAAGAAGCTGAAACTAAGAAGGATAAACCAAACTTCCAAACTACAAAACTTAAAGGCTCATTCATTGAACGTGACTTTGATGATAGACCTAAATTTACAGCTGATGCTGACGAGCCTACATTCACAAAAGCTATCGGAGACAATTGGTTCAAAAAGGTATATGAAAAAACAGCAACACCACCAGCAGGAAAGTAAGAGGGGGCAAAAGCTCTCTCTTTTTTATTAACTAAGGAGGAATACCTATGAAACTAACATTAGTAATCAATAAAGAAAAGAAAACTTTTAATTTACCGGAGTTCATTCCGGCTCGTTTGATTCGTCAAGCACCTGAACTTGCTGATATTCCAAACAATCCTGGGCCTAAGGATATGGATAAAATGGTTCAATATGTAGTAAAAGTTTACGGTGAACAATTTACATTGGATCAATATTGGGACGGCGTGGATGCCCGTAAATTCTTATCGACAACTTCAGATGTAATTAATGCAATTATTAATGCAACTGTGGAAGCGGCTGGTGGTACACCAGGAACTGGAGAAGAAACAAACCCAAACGCGTAGAGGGAGGAGGGCTAACGTTCAGTGAGTTTATGGACGAGCTCTACCTCTCTTTATTACGTCAGGGGTATAAACATCATCATATCGATAATGAAATGGATATCTGGCATTATTTAAGGCTAAATCAAAAATATCGTGAACAAGATCATTCAAACAGTGAAAATCATAACTCAAATGAAATTGAAGTTCCGGCAGAAAACATTATTTAATGAGGGGGTGAGACTATGGCGAATGAAATGAATAATTTGGTCGTTAGGCTATCCCTTGATAACGTAAATTTTCGGCAAGGTATCGCAAACTCTGGTCGTGCGGTTAGGACATTACAGAATGAGCTGAAATCTGTTAGTACTGGAATGGGTGGATTCGCAAGTGCTAGTCAACAAACACAAGCGAAAATGAACACACTTAGTAGGCTTATTGATGCACAAAAAGAAAAAGTGAAAGCATTACGACAAGCTTATGATCAAAATAAGGCTAAATTAGGTGAAAATGATGCAGCAACTCAAAGATATGCTTCACAAGTGAATAAAGCAGTTGCTGATTTAAATAGATTTGAAAATGAATTAAAGCAAGTAAACCGTCAAGCTGAACAAAAAGGGATGGATAAGTTAAACAATTCTTTAAAATCTTTACAGGCTGAATTTCAGTCTATTACAACAGGTATGGGCGGCTTTTCTAATGCAACGGAACAAACACGGGCGAAAGTAGACGTTCTGTCTCGTATAGTAGATAAGCAAAAAGAGAAGGTTAGGGAACTTCAACAAGCCTATAATCGTGCAAAAACAGAAGAAGGTGAAGCAAGCCAATCAGCACAGCGATATGCAGAACAAATCCATCGAGCAACAGGTGAACTAAATCGATTTGAAAACGAATTACGTCAGTCGAACCACGAATTAGAACAACAAGGAAATCGTTTATTAAACTTCGGTACTCGTATGGAGACGTTAGGTAATCATTTGCAAAATGCTGGTATGCAAATCGGTATGGTGTTTGGTGGAATGACTTATGCAATAGGTCGGGGTTTAAAATCGGCTGTAGAAGAATCCATGAATTTTGAGCAACAAATGGCCAATGTTAAAGCTGTATCTGGTTCTACTGGAGAAGAAATGAAGAAATTAAGTGAATTAGCTGTCAACATGGGAGAAACAACAAAATACTCTAGTGTTCAAGCAGGACAAGGTATAGAGGAATTAATAAAAGCTGGAGTTAGTTTAACAGATATTATAAATGGTGGTTTAGAGGGTGCTCTTAACTTAGCGACAGCAGGAGAACTAGAATTAGGTGAAGCGGCAGAGATTGCATCCACAGCCTTAAATGCATTTAAAGCAGATCATCTTTCAGTTGCGGATGCAGCAAACATTTTATCTGGAGCCGCTAATGCTTCAGCAACAGATGTACGGGAGTTAAAATACGGTCTTTCAGCTTCATCAGCAGTAGCAGCAGGAGCTGGAATGACATTTAAGGATACAGCTACTACGTTAGCGGTTTTTGCACAAAATGGTTTAAAAGGCTCTGATGCAGGTACTTCTTTAAAAACAATGCTTATGCGATTAAATCCAACAACAAAAGAAGCATATAATCAAATGAGGGATTTAGGGTTAATTACTTATAATGCACAAGCTGGTTATGATTTTCTTGTTAAAAACGGTATACAACCAGCTTCAAGGAGCGTCGGTGATATTGAGCAAGCTTTAGAAGGCTATGTAATGAAAATAGAAGGTGCGAAAAAGTGGAATGACAAGTGTGATACCACATTTCGTGAATTAGCTACAAGTTCAGCGTTCCTATCATCAAAATTCTATGATCAACAAGGACATATTCAAAGCTTAGAAAATATTTCGGGAACACTTCATGAATCAATGAAAGATTTAACAGATCAGCAACGTAGTATGGCTTTGGAAACGTTATTCGGATCGGATGCTGTACGTGGTGCAACTATTCTTTTCAAAGAAGGTGCGAATGGGGTAAACAGTATGTGGGATGCCATGTCAAAAGTGACAGCCGCTGAGGTTGCAGCCACTAAGATTGATACGTTAAAGGGACGCCTTACATTACTAGATTCAGCGTTTTCGACGATGAAAAAGACAATTGGTGATGCGCTAGCCCCTGTGGTTAGTGTTTTTGTTGCTGGGTTGCAGAAACTTGTGGATGGATTCAACGCATTACCTGGACCAGTACAAAAGGCTATCGCAATTACAGGTGGTATTGTTCTTGCGCTTACAGCAATAGCAACAGCAATAGGTGTTGTTCTTGCAGCATTCGGGATGATCATGTCAGGAATTGGAGCATTAGCAACAGCGTTAGGAATTGCTGGTGGTGCTGCAGGTCTTGCTGGTGCTGCAGTTGGTATGTTAGGAAGTGCATTAGGATTGCTTCTTGGACCTGTTGGTTTAATAGCAGCAGCTCTTATTGGAACTGGGGTTGTCGCATATAAAGCATATCAAAAAGCAACTGAAGACAGTATCGCTTCAGTAGATCGTTTTGCTACCAATACAGAGGGGAAAGTAAGTTCTTCCACAAAGAAAGTTCTTGGTGAGTATTTCAAGCTGTCTGATGGTATTAGACAAAAGTTAACTGAAATTAGATTGAACCATGAAGTGATAACAGAAGAGCAGTCACAAAAATTAATAGGTCAATATGATAAGTTAGCTAATACAATTATTGAAAAAACTAATACAAGACAGCAAAAAGAAATTGAAGGACTTAAAAAATTCTTTGCTGATTCATATGTATTGACCGCTGAAGAAGAGAACAAACGAATCGAACAGTTAAATCAACATTATGAACAAGAAAAGCTAAAAACACAGGAAAAGGAAAATAAAATTAAAGAAATTTTACAAACAGCAGCTAGAGAAAATAGAGAATTAACGACCTCCGAACGCATCTCTTTACAAGCATTGCAGGATGAAATGGACAGAGTTGCTGTAGAGCATATGTCTAAAAATCAAATGGAGCAAAAAGTTATTCTTGAAAATATGCGCGTACAGGCCAGTGAGATTTCAGCTAGACAGGCAGCAGAAGTTGTAGAGAATAGCGCTAAAGCAAGGGATAAAGTGATTGAAGATGCGAAAAAGACCCGTGATGAAAAAATTGCTGAGGCGATTCGTCAACGTGATGAAAATAAAACCATTACAGCAGATGAAGCGAATGCAATCATCGCTGAGGCGAAACGTCAGTATGACAGTACAGTGTCTACAGCTAAAGACAAACATAGAGAAATTGTAGATGAAGCTAAATCACAAGCTGGTGAACATGTGAATCAAGTAGATTGGGAAACTGGTCAAGTGAAGTCGAAATACCAGGTTATGAAAGATGATGTTGTTCGAAAAATGAAAGAAATGTGGTCAGATGTTACCAACAAATATGAGGATATGAAAACATCGGCAAACAGTAAGGTGGAAGAAATAAAAAATACAGTTTCAAAGAAATTTGAAGAAAAGAAAAAAATTGTTACAGATAAAATGGAAGAAATAAAACGTGGCATTGAAGATAAGTGGAATACAGTTGAAAAATTTTTCAAATCTATAAATTTACGTTCCATTGGTAAGTCAATTATAGAGGGCCTTGAAAAAGGCTTAGATGATGCTACAGGCGGCTTATATAGTAAAGCGAAAAGCATAGCTGGAGAGATTAAAAATACAATTGCGGGAGCATTAGATATAAACAGTCCATCAAAAGTTATGATTCCTTTAGGAAGTGCCGTTCCAGAAGGTCTTGGGGTTGGTATAGATAAAGGGAAAGTATTTGTAGTAGACGCTGCGAAACGAGTCGTAGGTGCCTTGAATTATCAAATGAGCAACATTGGATCAGCATTTTCAGGTATGGCGTCCGATGGCTTACGTAAAATTTCAGAAAGTGATATATTCCAATTTAATGGGGATGATCCGCTATCGAAATATTTTAATGCTATTTTTGTAGATGGAGATTATCTAAATGATTGGCTTACACATATACCAGAAAGTATGCATGACGTTGTGAAAGAAATCGGACGTCAAATGGAACGATTTGAAGGTCTTTCAATTAATGAGGTTAGAAGCTTCCCTAGATGGAGAGAAGTTTTATCAGATAACCCAGGAGAAGTTTGGTATAGACCATTAGAATCACCTGAGCAACGTAGTTATGCGAATCAAATTGAAAAAGAACTAAATCTCACTTTGAATATGACCAATGTTTTAGATGGAAAAGAGTTAGCAAATGGAAGTTACACTTATACTACAAAGCTTCAAGATCGTGAACAAAAAAGAAGAGCGGAATTTTAAGGGTGGTGAACATGTTGGGGAAACTCAGTTTTACTTTTAATAAGATTAAAAAAGATTATGTTCAAATGCTAGTTGGAAGAAAACGCCCTTCCTGGGCTCCAGTTAAAAGGAATTTAGTAAGAGTCCCTCATCATGCAGGGGCTCTTTTTCTTAATACAGAAACGGAGGAACGTCGTATTGATGTTCCTCTTGTAATTAAAGCGAAAAAAGATATGGCTGATTTACAAAAGGTAAAAGAAGACTTAGCGGATTGGCTTTATACAGAGCAACCTGCTGAACTTGTTTTTGATGATGAATTAGATAGGACTTATCTAGCATTAATCGATGGTTCTGTTGACTTGGATGAAATAATTAATAGAGGTAAAGGCGTTATTACTTTTGTTTGTCCAATGCCATATAAATTAGGAAAACAAAATACTCACACGTTCTCTCAAAAAGGTGATACTGAAGTTACAACTTCTTTTATTAATCAAGGGAATATAGAAGCACCTCCAATTATTGAAATCGAAGCACAGAAACCAAGTACATTTTTAGATGTTTGGTTTGGTGAGTCCCCTTATAATCGCGATTACTTTAGAATCGGTTATCCTTTAAAAACAGAGCAACTACCTGTAGAGAGAAATCAAAGGCTGATATGGGATGAAATGACTACCACTGTTGGGTGGAGTAAAGTAAGTTCAATGGAAGATGGCAACCCAGTCGGTGAAATGAAATCAGACGGTTATCAATTTTATTGCTCTAATTATGGTACAGGGACAGGAAAAGGATGGAATGGTGCAGCTGTTAAAAAAAATATACCTAATGGGCCAGTGCAAGATTTTATTATGCAGGCTTATGTTACATGTAAAAGTAAACGTATCAATGAGATGGGGCGAGTGGAAATAGCGATATTAGATGAAAACAGTAAAGTGCTTTCGAAAATAGCTATGACTGATGTATTTTGGCAAGCTGAACAAAACTTCGGAACAATGGTAATCGGTTATGATAATAAACCAGGAAGAAGAAGTTTAATTCATGAAAGTGGAGATTATCCAAACACTTGGAACCAGTATCAAGGGCGATTGTGGATAGCTAGAACAGGAAGTGTATGGGAAGCGTATATTTCGAAATTCCTCCCGGGGACGGAAAAAGATGATTCTGAACGATTTGTGCGGTGGACGGATGAAAATAACTATCACATGGAAAAAGCGGCGCAAATTCAAATCAGTATTATGCAATGGCAAGATGTTCCGCCCGTAGAAGCGATGTCAGTTAGTGATTTAAAGTTTTGGAAAGTAAATTTAAATACCAAAAACGATCCGCCTTACATTTTTGATGCAAGAGACAAAATTATTATTGATACAGAAAAAAGTCTTGTAACAATTAACGGTAAGAATGCAATTAATTTAAAAGACATTTTTAGTAATTTTCCAACTGTAATACGTGGCGAAAATTTAATCGAAATAATGCCACCAGATGTTAAAGCGACCGTTAGTTATAGGGAGAGATATAGATGAGAACACCAAGCGGCATTTTGCATGTTGTGGATTTTAAAACAGATCAAATCGTTGCAGCTATTCAGCCGCAGGACTATTGGGATGATAAAAGGCATTGGGAAATCAAAAACAATGTTGATATGTTGGATTTTACTGTTTTTGATGGAATAACTCATTCGGCTACGTTACAACAACAAAATCTTGTTTTAAAAGAAGTTCGCGACGGAAGAATTGTACCATATGTTATTACAGAAGTTGAGAAGAATTCTGATAAACGATCCATTACTACATATGCTTCAGGAGCTTGGGTTCAAATTGCTAAGTCAGGAATTATAAAACCGCAACGAATAGAAGGTAAAACGGTAAACGAATTTATTGATATGGCCCTAGTAGGAATGAAATGGAAACGTGGGAAAACGGATTATGCGGGATTCCACACTATGACCATTGATGAATTTATTGATCCCCTAACATTTTTAAAGAAAATAGCTTCTTTATTCAAATTAGAAATTCAGTACCGTGTTGAGATTCAAGGGTCACAAATAATTGGATGGTATGTTGATATGATTCAAAGACGTGGTCGAGACACTGGGAAAGAAATAGAGTTGGGTAAAGATTTGATAGGCGTTACACGTACGGAACATTCAAGAGATATTTGTACAGCACTAGTCGGATTTGTGAAAGGCGAAGGCGATACCGTAATTACAATTGAAAGTATCAATAGGGGACTTCCCTATATTGTTGATAATGATGCATTTCAACGATGGAATGAACGTGGTAAACATAAATTTGGTTTTTATACACCAGAAACAGAAGAATTAGACATGACTCCAAAACGTTTAATGACGTTAATGGAAATAGAATTAAAAAAACGTGTCAATTCTTCAGTTTCTTACGAAGTAGAAGCACAATCGATCGGACGTATTTTCGGACTAGCACATGAACTAATTAACGAGGGCGATACTATCCGAATCAAGGATACAGGCTTCACGCCTAAGTTATACCTTGAAGCACGGGTAATTGCTGGTGATGAATCTTTTACGGATCCTACACAAGATAAATATGTGTTTGGTGATTATCGCGAAATTACTGATCCAAATGAAGAACTACGAAAAATATATAATCGTATTCTTAGTTCACTAGGAAGTAAGCAAGAACTGATAGATCAGTTAGATGAATTAGTGAAAGATGCAAATGAAACAGCTAGTAATGCTAAGAAAGAATCCGAAGCAGCGAAAACACTGGCTGAAAAAGTTCAAGAGAATCTTAAAAATAACACGGTAGAAATCATTGAAGCTAAAAATCCACCAACAACAGGACTTAAACCTTATAAAACACTTTGGCGTGATATTAGTAATGGGAAGCCTGGTATTTTAAAAATATGGACAGGTGCAGCGTGGGAATCGGTTGTTCCTGATCCAGAAACTATCAAGGAAGAGACACTAGCGCAGGTTAATAAGGATATCGAATCTACAAAAACAGAATTAAACAAAAAGGTTCAAGAAGCACAAAATCAAGCTACAGGACAATTCAACGAAGTACAGGAAGGGTTACAAGGTGTCAGTCGTACAATTTCTAATATCGAAAATAAACAAGGTGAAATCAATAAAAAAGTAACTCAGTTTGAACAAGATTCTAATGGATTTAAAACTTCTATTGAATCGTTAACAAAAAAAGATACTGATATCAGCAATAAATTAAATACAGTCGAACAAACTGTAGAAGGTACAAA